TTCATCTTGTGGCCCAGGTGTCGATCCAAACATCTCTGACGTGCTAGCTTGATAGATGTGGCAGTTATCTTGTATGCCGGCAGACCGAACAGCTTCAAGTATCTTTAGCACACCAAGGCCATCAGTCATAAGAGTATATTCAGGAATCTCAAAGCTAACCTTGACATGAGACTGTGCAGCAAGATTGTATATTTCATGAGGTCTAACTTGAGAGATGACAGATGTCATCGCGCTACCATCAGTCACATCGCCAAAATGTAGCTTTAATTTGTCAAAGATATGATCAATCCGTCCAGTATTGAAGGATGAGGAACGACGAATAATACCGTGGACCTCATATCCTTTTGATAGCAATAACTCGGCGAGATATGAGCCGTCTTGCCCAGTAATGCCTGTTACTAATGCCCTACGCATCATAATCTCCTAATGAATATTGTCTCATTGCCTTCTAATATGGTCTTGGCTTCTTGATATCCGTTCTTATCTAAGATTTCGACTATCTTATCTTTATGCCTGAGGTGTTCGACTGATATGACATCAAATGTCCTAGAGAAGCTATATGTAGAAAGCACTTCATATTCAGCACCTTCTATATCAATAGACATGTAATTTATATGGGCCGGACAGCCATATTGATCTAATACTTTGTCAAGCGTTTTAGTTGTCACGAAATAAGATTTGCTATCCCTTTTCAATGCTTTGCTATGTGTTAGGGTTGCAGCTAATCCGCTTAACGTACCACCTTCTATGCTCTTGAACTCCATCTCACAAGATGTTGACCATAGAGTCTCATGGACCACGGTTGATTTTCTAGTCTGACGAAGCATGTCTATTATCTTTGGATCAGCATCAATTAACAATCCAGTCCAACCAAATTGTTCCTCAAGCACATACGTATTGCTCAAGTTCTGACCGTCATGAGCTCCGATATCCACAAAGTACCCACCTCGCATCTGGCCTAGATGTTCTAGCACAAATTTATCTTGACCATCCTGGGACTCATAGCTCATCCTTCAGATACTCCGACTATGCGTGAGAAGTTTTTATGCTTTTCAAAACGGATTATATCTTTGAACTTGTCTTGTAGCACGTCTCCTTTATGTGAGATGATAAACGTGTTGGTATTATCTAGTGATTGTAATAATTTCAGAAAATCATCGCAGCCATTTGTATCAAGCGATGCATCAAATACCTCATCAAGCAAAAGCAAATTGGTGCTTGCGCTATTCTTCATCTTAGCGATTGCGCGCCAAGTAAATAGCAATGCTAGGTCGATTCGCATCTTTTCTCCCTCGCTGAAGGAGTCATATGTGAAGTCATCCCTATGACGCGATAGAAGTTTTTCCTCGAAGGATTCATCAAGTTCAAACTTGACAAAGAAATCCATCATGGCCAGATATTTGTTCACAAGCGAATTGATGATCGGAATATATTGTTTTATGATACGAGACTTAATACCAGAATCACGCAAGATTACAGTCGCGACCTCAAGAAGCTCCTTGTGCTTCATATGCTCGATCTTGCGATCATTTGCAGCTTTGAGTCGGAGCCTGAGATCCTCTAGCGTATCCTCTTCAGTCACAACTTTTGGTTTTAATAAATCTGCTATCTGACGCTGTAGAGTCTTTATCTCTCTGTTATCGGCCGCGATCTCTGTGTTAATATCGACTATGCTGCGGTTTAGACTATCGATGCGGTCGACCTTTAGCTTAGTGTCATTTATGTTGACACTAAGCATATCGATGTTCGCAGATAGCTTGTCGAGGGCTTGGTCTATCTCTGTGATAGATGTCTGTTTGCTAGTGATCTTATCGACCTTAAGAGCTTCACCGATCGTCTGTGAGCACGTCGGGCAGCTATCATTCTCGCTATAAAATGCGACCATCTTTAACGCTTTGGTGCGCTTCTGACCTAGGTTCTTTTCTAGCTCGCGAAGCTTGGCCATACGTTCACGAAGCAGAGATATGTCGACCATATCAGCTGTCTCACCGGTAATCTTAGCCATCAAGCCTTCGATTGAGTGGGATTGCGTTTCGATGCGATCTTGAAGAAACTTGATGCTGGCCTCAAGCTTCTCTATGGTATCAGCCTTCACTTTCTCATCATGGTCATCACGGGTCTTCTGTATGCGAACCATATCCTCTATAGAGGAGACCTCTCTATCAGCTAGAGTCAGCTCAGCCTTGTTCGCGCTCACACGATCCTTGAGGAGAGATGACATGGTCGAGAATACGCGAATATCGAGCAGGTCTTCAATCACCTCGCGACGAGTCGATGTCGGAAGCTGCATGAAAGGAACGAATGATGATGAACCCAAGATCACGATCTGGGTGAATGACTTCATGTTCATCCGCAGGATGGTGCGTTCAAGCATCTCCTGCTGGTCACGAGATGCAGCCAGCTGATCCATCATCTGACCGTCACGATGGATCTCAAACACGGTAGGCTTGATGCCGCGACGGATCAGATATGAGCATCCACCGACGTCGAACTCTACCTCAACCTCGACGTCGCGACCGTTGATAGAATTAGCTAGCTGATCTTTCTTGACCTTGCGGAATGGCTTACCATATAGACCAAAACACAGAGCATCCAGGATGGTAGACTTGCCTGCTCCATTTGAGCCTACGACCAACGTATTCTGGTTACGATCTAGCTCGACCTCTGTAAATGCATTGCCGGTGGACAAGAAGTTCTTCCATCTGACTTTTCTGAAATGTATAGCCATCTTACTCAGATGTCTCCATGACTACGGCCTCATTATAGAGGCCACGCATCAGCTTCTCAAGGTTAGCTTTATCGACGCCGATCTCAAGGGCTTGAATGTATTTCGATAATATCGTTAAAGTATCTTCGGCCTCGCTCAACAGCTCATCATCGCTTATCGCATCCATGTTACGATGATCTTCAACTATGCTAACGTCGAGCGGCGACATCGCATAGAGCTTACCCATAAAGAGGTCAAACCAGTAAGGGTTAGTCTTACCCTGGACTATGACCTTGACATGTTTACCTGATACATCAGGCGCAGATTCCATCAGATGATCTAGGGTCTTACCCTCGTCATCATACCAAACCTTCTTGAAGATGGTCGCAGGGTTCTGCACGAACTCCAACTCACGCGTGTCAGTATCAAATATATGGAACCCTCGCGGATCTGCACAGTCTGACCAGATCATTTCATATGGGGCGCCTAGGTAATGGATGTTACCCTTTCGTGACATATGATGGTAATGACCAGAGAATACCATATCGAACTTGTCAAATGTAGCTGGCTCAAATCCCTCATGCGAAGGCATACCGCGATACATGTCAAAGCCCTTGACCTCTAGGTGGCCCATCGCCACCTGGGCCTTAGTGGATTTAATCAGGTCAACGCTAGCTTGGTAGTTTTCTTGGTTGATCCAAGGTAAAAATAGCATATCACAGTCACCCACGGTGACCTCGGCAGGATCCATGTATAGCTTGATGTTATCTTCACCTGCGAAAAGCTCACGCATCGCATTGATGTCATTAGTGTTCTTATACGGCACGTCATGGTTGCCGACTAAGATATGCGCTTCATAACCATCTAGACGATCTATGAAACACTCTCTCATACGCCTCAAGGTGACATATGAGATGAACTTGCGACGGTCGACGATGTCGCCAAGATGCAACACCGTCTTTATTCCACGAGTTTCTAATGTGGGAAAGAATAGCTCGCGATAGAACCTTGTGAAATATTCAAGAAAATCTTGACTATCATTACGCGCGCCAAAATGAGTATCTGTGATGATTGCTACCTTCATACAGCCATCATATCACTTCTTGGTCCACCTTGTCAACGGCTTTCTTGCGCTTCTTTCTGTTTTTTCGGCTCTCATCAAAGCTAGTCATGAATCTATCCATCTGCTCTTGCGACCACTCACCATAGCTGACGTCATCGTTAAACCTAGACCCAGACCTCTTATCTGACTCTTGAACATCGCTAGTCTCATCCATCAGGTTTGCACGTTCGATGGCCGCATATTTTGTATAGAGATACTTCTTTTCTTTTTGGATGCGGCGAATGAAGGCAAAATAGATTATCTGCGTGAAATATGCGAATGGATTCTGAGACTTACCTGGATCGAAGTTATCGATATATTGCAGACAGTTCTCGATGCCGTCTGATATCATCTCCTCGCGAAACGGGTAATTTGAGAAGTTAGGCTTGAAGGCTAGATGCGTCGCAATCTTCATGATACACTCGCCGATGTAGAAAGGTACACGCGGCTTCTGTTCACCCGTTTCTCTTGCTTGAATAACTAGCTTTCGGTATTCAACCATGGCTGCGTACAGGTCTGCATTCTTAACGTAATGTTTTTTGCTTGACATTTCCGAATCTCCTGGTATAATAGGCCTTGCCGTTTACAGGGTATACTATATCACTCTTTAAGATTTATGGTATGCATCTCATACTTGAACCCTTCTTGATTATACATCTTGATGCGCTCGACCAAGTGGTTCAAAGTATAGTTTCGATTAGTCTTGCTTGACATGTCATCAGCCACGTCAAAGAGTGTGCATGAATCCTTGGAGTCTCCCTTGCGGAGACCACGCCCAATAGACTGTAGTGTACGGACGCGACTCTTAGTTGGGCTAGCAAAGATCACATTATGCAGGTTGCGAATATTGATGCCAGTGCTAAAGGTACCGTATGAGGCGATGATTATATTATCATCACCAGACTCGGCTAAGGTACGAATACCATCACGATCTTCTGCTTCCGTGCCACCATGGACGAATGATACCATTTTACCTCTATCAGTGGCCTTCTCAGATATCATCTGATATAGAACCTCGCCATGCTTTTCAACCAGCGCATATAATACAAGAGTGTTACCCTTTAGCGACAAAGCCAAGTTACGAATAAACTTGTTCCTAGCCTCGCTAGACACTATTCGGTCAATCTCATCTTGATAAGATGCTTCCTTAGGTAGAGGTATGGGATGCTTTAATACCAAGACCTTGATGTCTAGGTCTGCCACGTGGCCTGCATCCATAAGCTCTTTGGTCTTGACGAGCCTTTCAATCTTACCGAATAGACCTTCAAGCACAAGCTCATTGACCTCGGCTCCGTCAAGGGTACCGGTCATACCAAATCTATATTTTGTTGAAGGCATTTTAGTCATTATATTGATAAGACTTTTAGCTTTGAAAAGATGCGCTTCATCACCGATAATCGTATCAAACTGAGAGAAAAATTCCTCACCCATCTCATATACGGACTGCCAAGTAGATACGGTAACACCATCTACAGCTTTCTTTTCTTGACCACCTCTGATTCCATGTATCTGACCAATATATCCGTAGTCTTGAAAATCCTTGACCATCTGAATAACCAGAGATACAGTAGGTACCACAATTAATGTGCGGCCACCAAACCATTGTGATATAAGATATGCGACCATGGATTTACCGCTGGCCGTAGGTGATATGAATACAGCACGACGCATACGAATAGCTAATGCAAGCGCGCGTATCTGATAATCTCTAGGCTCGACTGGCAACTTTAGGTCACAGATGAAGTCCTCGATCTCGACCAGAGAGGCCTCATCTTCCGAGATCAAGTCATCATCGACTGTGACATCATAGCCTGATTCTTGCAGGAACTGTCTGACGTTATGCGCTAGCCCTGCATACATCGTATAGTTGCGCGCATTGAATAGACGTACCTTGCCGTCCCATACCTTACTGCGATAAGAAGGCATGAACTTTGCGCCAGGTACTTCGAAGGTATAGTTTTCTGATACCTCTCTCGCAACAGAACCTGAGCATTGTAGGCGCATGGTTGATTCATCGATTTTAAGAATATGTACCTGCTCAGTCATTTCATACCTACAGTTAGCTTGCGCCAATCAATTACATTTTTGATCTGGAAGCCTCGATTGTTTATGGATCTCATAATCTCCTCAAGAACCATCACACATTCTTGATGGAGACCCAGCATTGATTCAAGACGTATCATGGCTGCATCATTCGTCACCCGTTCATCGATGTCACCTCTTATGACGCGCTCCATGAATTGCTCACGACCTAGCTTTTCAAGCTCATCTTGAGTGGCCTTGCCTGAATAGTATGCGATTAGCAATCGTGTAAGCGTCTTTTTGTTAGCTGTCAGCTCACGGACCTTAGCACGCTCTTTTGAAAGCAGCGCCAAATATTTTCCATGAAGCATTGGGACCTTGATGCTCTCAAGGTCCAAGTTCAGGTCATCCAACTTCGTGTCGATAACCCACATGTCGAGAATGTCTTGTGTTTTCATCATCTAGCCATAATACCAGGTTTCTAGGCAAATGTACAGAACTAAATGCGTTCTAGTGTATATTTTCTGTAAGAAAATGTAGCTGTAGCTTCAAGATATTCAACATCATTGGCCATAGATGAAAATCTGAGAGCGGATAGGCTTGTTGGAAAGGCGTCAGCGAAGAACACGTTGAGACCGGGGTTCTTGTGGCTTGTCAACACCGTCAGAGTCGCATCTGATGTTAATGTCATCGCGGTGCCGATAGTATTGGGCGCTGCAAGAGGAGATGATGCAGATAGGTCACGGAGCTGTCTCAAGCTGTTTGGGTGACCGAGACCTTCGAGCCAGTTGACCATCTCGATATAGTTACGCATGTCCTCATCGACTCGAAAGGTCAGTTCTAAGGGATCGTATGTAAGCTTATCACCAGGACGGACTAACGTACCTACCGGTGTCGGAGTATTGATCGGCGACATGCTGATGGCTGGGACATCGACGGCCTGACAAAAATAGTTCACCATCGGTAACCGACGCAAGGTGAATCTAAACCCAAGCGGCGAAAGGTAATTCAGATTGGTAGGTTGGTCTGTTATGGTGCTCATCGATTCCTCCCTACCTATTTAGGTACCACGCAAAAAGAAACTCCGCGGATTTCTCCGCGGAGTTCTCTAACACTAATCAAAATTAGTATATTTTATAGGAGATTGGTCACGGCGACAAAGCGATAGTAGATGTTCGCCTTCGCATCGCCGAATGAACCGATCGTACCGTCGGCTGTAGCTGTCGCAAACGGATTGGCCACGATACCGTAACGAGTCTTGAAGCCAATCTTCGGCTGGAACGTGTCCTGACCGATGGCGCGAACCATCTGGAGCGGCACATACGGGCAGTAGAACAGACCGGCGTCGAAGGCTGAAGAACCCTTGTAGCCAACTGTCAGATACTGCTTGCCAGTTGATGATGAGAAGTACGGGTCGATGTAAACGCGGATGCGGCCGTTAAGCACACCAGCGAATGTGTTACCCGTGTCATCAAC